AACAAGCTCTACACTCTGTGCCGTATTGAGACTTTGAGCTAGGAACTTGAGCTAAGTTAGGATCTCTATGTGTCATCCGTCCAGTAATTGTACCGTTAGGATTTACAAAGCCGTGTACTCGATTGTCTTCTTTAAGATTCTTAAACCAGGAATTAATCTGAGCTATACGTTTCTGTAACATCAGATACTCTGCAATCATCTGAGCCTGTGGAATATCTTTTATCTTACTAAGTATTCCTTCATCCACAATTGGTTGACCAGTAGGTGTAAACTTCTCAGGAGTCCATCCATGCTCTTGTAGGTACTCGCCTATTTGTTTACGACTGCCTAGATTGAATTCCTTTTCATTGGTACGTACAACTATTTTCTCACCAGCTTCTAACTGCTGATACTCTTCAGTAGTTAAACGTACTTTCTTTTCTGGACTGACACAACCCATTTTAGATAACGCACCTGTCTTAGTTCTGAAAGGATATATCTTAATGATTTCAATTTTAGATTGAAAATCTTCTTGTACATCACTTTCAACTTGAGCTAATCTTTCCTGCAACATTGATAGAAGTTTTGAAGCTGCTTCCACATCAAACATAAACCCACGCTCTCGTTGACTGTGTAAAATCTTAGCCACCTCTGTCTCTAAAGCAATAGACTTTTTACTGAAGCCTTTCGCTTCTTGTCTCAAGGCATGAAAGACTTTAGCATTTAACAAAACGTCTTGCTCACAATAGTCTAGCATCTCTGCACTATACTTATTGAACTCTTCAAAGTCTCCCTTTGGTGTGTTTAATCTATAGCCCCAACTCTCAAGCCCATGATTGCCTTCACGCACTGGGTTAAACAGACGAGACAAAACAAGCGTATCTAACACAGTCTTGTCAGATAGATCAACACCTGTAAGTTTCTTGATAACAGGTATGTCATATCCAATGATGTTATGACCTATCAATCTGTCATAAGACTTCAACAACTTCCAAGCATCATCAAGCTGTCCAGGCCCATAAACATATTGTTGCTTAGTATCAACATCGACTGCTGCCATACACCATATCTTTGTAGCATCAATGTCATTAGCTTCAATGTCAAAGACTAAAGATTTTTTCATATGTCTTCTCCTAATAATTCATCTGCTGAATCAAGCTCAACTTCAGATAGCCTACCAGTTGTCTTGTCGTAAAGCAAACTAGTAGCCAAGCCTACATCACCTGAGTACCGACACTTTAGTACACGTATCTTGCTGGTATTCGCCTCAATAGGACAGTCAGCTTGCTGGTTTCTCTCAATACTAACTACGCTATCGCTTACTTGCCCAATTGCATTACTGCCTCTAAGATGCGATAGGCTTGTCTCAATACCATTCTCGTGACCTCGATTACCATCCACTCTACGCAGATGTGATACAAGGATCAGTCCTGCATGAGTCTCCTCGACAAGCTCTCTTAGTTTTTTCATAATCTTATCAATACCAGAGCGTTCATCTCCATCTTCGATAGCCAACACTAGCATGTGTAAGTGATCTAAGATTATCCACCTACAACCACAACCCACAATCATAAAGCGTAGCTTACTAAACAGCTCATCAATACTGTGCAGTCCTAGATGCGAATGAATCCATACTCTATCTTTGTTCTTGCCCATGAACACTTTATCATACAGGACATTGAGTTCGTCCTTGGAGTACATCTCACGTTCTTCCTCGACATGTAGCCTAGTGTTAGCCTCGATAGATAGTATGCCATCTACTGTTCGATGCCAATCTTCTTCTAAAGCAATCACACCTACATTGTCTTCAGTCTGCGTGATTAGCCAATGGCTTAGTTCCCTTGTGACACTCGACTTACCAAGTCCTGTACCACCTGTAAAGGTGATTAATTCACCTTGGCGTAGACCATAGATTTTATTGTTAAGTCCCTCCCAAGGAAAAGGCAGGGATTCTTTGCGAGGTCTATCGTGATAATCTTCACGCTTATCCGACAGGTTATATACACCAGAAGGTGTGTAAGTCTTAGCTGCCCACCAAGCAGTAGTGTATAGCGTATGTTTGTTAGCTTGGAGTACATCGTTAGCGTCTTTGAACTCGTCAGGCAGTAACATTAATTTAGCTTTACCAGGACTCAACAGCCTAGCAACATTCTTAGCTGCCTCCCTTCCTTGATTGTCACTATCAAAGTTTATAATGACATTCTCAAACGATTCAAGAAATTCCAAGTTATTTCGGACATCCCTGACTGCACCTGCTGCACCACTACGAATAGAAACGCAAGGCCACTTAGATCCAGTAAGTTCATACGCAGCCATAGCATCACATTCACCCTCAGTAAGCGTGATGTACTTGCCCTTAGATTTAAACAACTGTTGACCGAACAAACCTACATCTGCTGCTCGACCCTCCCAAGAAAAGTTCTTATCTCGCTTTCGGATCTTATGACCTACTAAATCATTCTCAATGTAGTAAGGATAACGATGACTATTTATATAGCCTTTGTCATTCTTAGTGACACGTACATTATATTGCTTTGCAGTCTCCAAAGAAATATTCCTATCCTTTAAGGCTGCAAACTCTCCTTCTGAAACATCCATGATGTGATTCTTCTGAGTCACAATAGTCTCCACATTATCTGAGTGGAACTTAGGAAAGAATGTAGAGCAACTAAAACATTTAGCACTCCCATCCTGGTTGATTGAAACAGCATCAGAGCTGTTACATTTGGGGCAAGGCTTGCGATGTGTTACGAAATGTGTATCCATGATTCACCTGTTTAAATAGGGTTGAACATCAATAAACAATTCCAAGACATGTAAACATATCTCGAAAGAGATTAAAGCATATAGAAAAACAAGGGGCTTATCGCCCCTCATCTTCCTTCTGCTTTTCCATGTTGGTTAAGATTTGTTTAGAGAGATAGAGTGAAGCAGCTTTCTTTATTGTTACATCAGCTTCAAGCTGCTCAATCTCCTTGGTGACTTTCATTATAAGCTTATAGCACTTTTGTGAATAGTCATCAAGCTCACTAAACTTATACGAAGTATCGCCATGAGTAAAGGTTGGTTCTTCTTGCTCACTCATAGCTCATCCGTAGGATCAACAGCTCCAACAAAGCCAAGCTCTTCTCCATCTAGAGCAGCTTCACCATACTCAACTAACTCTAACACTTGCACACATTGAAGATCAAGCCCTTTAAAAGTACCATACGAATTGGTAGTTTCCCAAGGACGATACTGTACACGTACCTTTGACCCATTACCTACTTGAGCATCCAAAGGTTGCAAGTCCTGATCAATTAATTTTGGAGCTGGATTAGTACCGCCACCTTTCTTAGCGACCTTTCGCTTGATCACTAACGCTTGACCTTCATCCATCTCCTTAACTGAATAGCCATCGGACTTGAACTTCTGAGCTACATCATCTGGTACAATCAGATTAGTAGAGTACACAGGTTCAAACTTCTTGTTAGGAGTGGTGATGCTACTCCAATACGCAGTCCCTTCAATTACTGCCATAGTCTTTCTCCTCTATTGAACCTCGCCTGATGCGAGGGCTTCTACGAATTTAGGAATTGTTTCAAATACAACAGTCTCAAATTCTTCTTGAGACAAAGATGAAACATCCCCACCTTTTAATTTAGTATAACAGAATGTCTGGAACAATTGCAACATGCTATGTTTGCCTGGGGGATTGACACCCATACACATAACCCATGCCCTGACCCAAGCATCCTCGATCTTGATTGCCAGTTCATTATCCATAGACTACCTCTATATCATATTGAGCAGACCATCTCTGCTCTGTTTCGTATTGATAAGCATAACCTTTTATGTAGTCAGTTGACATACCAAGGTTACAAAACTTACCCTCCATACAATCTTCAACACCCTGTCTAAACTCTTCAGATTTCACAACTATCTCCTGTACATGCTAATGTTTGTGTGCCTTCTGTGTTGTCTTGATCTTCTACAATATCCCAATTAAATTCTTTAGGGAAGTCTTTTATAAGCTCTTCGTATTTCTCCTTAGTTATCGGTTGATACGGAGCTTGCTCATATACATGACCATCATAAGGCAAGAAGCTTATGCCTGATATAGAATCAAACTTATTATAAACCCATTGACCTATCTCCAGAAACTCATCGTCCCTATAGTAGCATGTCATACTGGGTTTGTGTTCACACCAATGATCTTGGTAGACTTCCCACAATAACAACTGATCATAGCCCCTTACATCTGAGGCTGTATATACGTTCTCTGGTGAGCGTTTAGGGAAAGAAAATACTAGGGTACTAGGTGAGCGTAGATCGTCCTCACAGGGTACTCCTGCATCTTTCAAGACAGTGCAGAGGGGATCACGCTTGTCGGCTCGTACTGTACGAATGTAATACTGAGAATAACGAGGATGAATACCACTGGCTGAATCAACGAGCTGCGATACCGTACCAGATGGCTTGACACAAGTGATTGCAGCCGACTGCTTGATGCGTAACCTCTTAGCCCATTCCTTATTCGTCTTGATAGCTTCATTCTTTAACTCCTCTAAGAGTTCTGGTAGTCTTGGATTCTCTAAAGTCATAGCAGGATTATCCATGATGCCTGTCAAACTGACACCAAGTAATGCTTCTTCTTCTGTATTCTTCTGCCATGCCCCACGTAGATATCTAAAGTCTGTCAGCGTAGCTTGCAGTGTGCCTAGTATTGTAGCCAAGCGTACCTTCCACTTGAGTTCTTCTATCGTATCTTCTGAGCGAACAACCACTTCACTTAGGTTACAAAACTGATTTGACAAAAGCACGATCTCACTGCAGGGATTGCAACCGAACTCTTGATCGGCATCTCTTCTTCCACTTTTAGCTGCCTGGCGTTGACTAGCTACCCTAGAAAAAATCCCTCGTTCACCTGCCTTTGATTCATAGAGACTACTCCACTCATTAAGGAAGGCTTCAAAGTCTGGCTTCTCTGTGTAGCAAGCAGAGTTGTTTGCCAAGGCTCGATGGGGTGTATGATCCCACCAGTTACCATGCTTGGCTCTCTTCAGTCTGTCGTCTGTGAGATTACTAAGCGAGATGAGGGCTGATCTGCGAACTCCTCCAACCACGACAATCTCTGCGATTTTACACGCCAGATCGTGACATTCAATGGAGTTAAGCTTTCGACCAGACGCACCCTTAAAAATTCCGACCGTAAAGTTGAAGAGTTCGACAAGAGGTTCAGGGCCACTTGCCCTACCTCCAAAAGTTTTGAGGGGTGAACCTGAAGGTCTAACTCTACTAACGTCCCATCGGGGTATCTGGCCTGAATAAAGCAGCGATACCAACTCTCTAAATGATTTCGCCCATCCAATTTTACTATCTGCGACATGAATAACGGTTTCTGTTTCATGCATATCCTCTTCTACTGCTGGTAATTTGGTGATGTACTGCCGTTCAACACTGTATCCAACACCAGTACCACACAATAAGATATACATCATCTCATCAAAAGATCTTGGACTATCTATAGCTAGGTATGCACAGTTAAACCCTGCAACATTGTCCCGGTCTAATGCACCTGCTCCACCTGCTGTCATCAAAGCTCTCATGCTAGGCATAACATCCAGGTTATGTATAGCTTCGTAGAGTTCTTCAGCTTCTTGAGATTTCAAATGCCCTTTGTCTTTAAAGAACTGTACGTATCTTTGAACAGTCTCTTCCCACGTTTCTCGTCTGCCTTCTTCTGGTAGGTAACGAGCATACCTACTCTTGTGTATGTAACTTTGATATGCATCCATGAATAAAACATCCCCTCAAATTAAATAACTATGATAGACTATAAAGTCTTTAAAGAAATAATAATAAATACTTTTAACTTCTCTTCTTTAAAAACTGTATAGATAAGTATACAGCAAAAACTAACAGTAGTAAATGGTAATATTACCGTTAGTCTTTTAAGTCTACTACTGTGTAGCCAGCTTCTTTAAGCTTTTCTAAACAAGTACTTAGTAACCAAAGCTCACCTTGTTTCGACATATACCCAGGTGGATAGAAGTCAAACGCCTCCTTGTGTTCTAGCAAATAAGCAAAAAGAAATCTTAATTCCTTCTCTTCTTGTTTGCCAAAAATGTTTACTACATTACTCATCTTCAACCCACTCATCATGTTCACCTTTGAAAGTTCTAAAGTGTGATTTGTATTTAGGATTATGTTTATCTTTGGCACAGACCATACCGTAATCATCAGATATTAGTCTTAATAAGTCACCAAGTTTTGACCCTATGATTGTCAATTCCTCTGTTGAGAAACCAGTTTCATAATCACAAATTTCCATATCATAAAGTTTTTGCTGTAAATAATTAACCAACTCCAAAACTGTATACTCTTGCCTTAAAGTTTTAAGGTTGTCAACACCTACGACTGCTCGAATCTCTGAACCATTTAATATTGCTTTACCCATCGTAATTACTCCTTACGTACTTGTGTTTGAAGAAGCTGCTTAGTCTGGTAGACCAGGTTAGCTTCTCATTATAGATAAGATCTTCAAGGACTTCATATACTTCTTCCTTACAAATCTTATCTGCCTCTTTATCTATCTTAATCTCTATGTAAACAGAAGGCATTCACTTACCTCCTGTGAAAATAAAGTCTAAGATACTTGCTCTTGTTAATAGGCTGTCCATCCTGGAAATTCTTCCAGCTCTCTCCTTCATCTAGCTTGGAGTGATCAAGGTACTGTCCTCTTACACGCATGTAGCAATCAGGATGTATCCATTTCTTTAGCTTATCAACTAAACAATTACCCCACTTATTATTAGGGATGTGGCTAAACAAATACCTGTGCTTCCTTTCTTTATGCATAAAATCAAATGAGAACTTTGCAAAAGGTATGAAGTTACCTTGAGGCACAGTCCACTCTGTGAATTTTACATCGTCCAGGTACTGTCTTAGCTTGTCGTTTTTAGCATAGGCAAAGCTTCCATCATTTGCATCTACTGTAATTACACAGATGAAGTCTCTCAACAAAGCTAAATCATATTGCATTCCTTTAGACATATAGTTCTCCTAGTCAATATCTTCTTGTTTAATATTAC